TTTGCACCAAAAACCAGTCCTGTTGGTACTACCGCAAGACCGTATGTTCCTAAACCAGCCGTCAGCGATTGACGCCCAGCCGCATCCGTCGCCAGCTGGGCGGTCCGGTACTGAGTCGGCACTGTAGGCGCGACGTACTGGGTTCCACCGGTCAAGGTACTGGTCGCCATTTTCGCTGCGATCAAACCAGCCTCTGTACCGGCGTCAGTAGTCAGCAGGTTTCCGGCCACGTAGTTTTTACCGTCGCGGCTATCCGGCCAATCCATCAAGAGCTTGACTGTCATTCCTGAACCTCAATGGCGTTAGTGTCGAATGCGCCGATTGCTGCGAGCGCGTCGGCTTCTGCTGCTGGCAGCGCGGCGTAATCACCGGATTTCAGATCATGCGCAGCGATGTCGATCAGTGCGCGGCCGAATTTTTCTGCAGCCGATTCAGCTTCGGCGGCTTTTTTTGCTTGTGCCATATCGGCTCCAGAAAAAGCCCCTGCCGAAGCAGAGGCGTTTGATTATTACGACGCCGAATTGACGTACAGCTTGACGGCAGCGGTATCCAGCAAGTTGCCGCCGGATCGCGTCCAGCCGCAGAAGCCCACCTGATTGCTCAGGGCGAATGCCGAGTCATCAAAGCGGCGAATGCTGGTGGTGCCAGCCACGTCGCGGATGGTGTATTTCGAGAAATCACCGAAGGCGATGGACTTGGCGTTTGCAGCCATTACCGCAACATCATCGTTGATGGTGTACGGGTAGCCGCAGATCGTTGCCGGCGGCGCGTCGGTGATGGTTTCCTCTCCCGGCGTCCAGATCGGACGGCCGGTGGTGTCTTTGAGCTTGCGCACGACAGCCAGCGACAGGTCGTTCAACATGAATCGGCCATTCTGGCGATACGCACGATTCACGGAGTGGATCAGATCAACCAGATCGTCATAGATGACGGTCAGGGTCTGGCCGGTGGTGCCGGTCTTACCGGTGGATGCCTTCGGAATCACGCCATCCGGGACGGTAGTACCGGCGCCAGTTGTGAAGTGAGTATTCTGGATGCGGGCGATGCGGGTTGCCAGGCGGTTGACGACATAGCCGACGACATCGATGGCGCTGTCCTGGATCAGTTCCAGCGGCAGTGCGATCTTGTTGGACGTGTAATAGAACACGTTCATTGCGACAGTGCCGAAGGTGATATCGGCAGCATTGACGGCGGTATTCTGGCCAACGATTGCGCCAACGTCCGATGTGCCGTCACTGGTAGGCCAGTTCATTGCCACACCGGTAGATGTGGTCAGAATGGTAGATACCTCGCGCATGCCGCCGTAGGCTTTCATCTTGTCGATCACCATGCTGGCCACTTCGGACGGTACGGTGTAGCCGCCTTCTGTGGTGGTAGTGGTGGACATGGCATTGCGGATGGCGATTGCCTGCTCTGCGGTCACGTTGTTGCCGTGGCGCAGGTAAAGCGACATTGCTTCGATACCGTTGATGGTTTCTCCGTCAGGCTTCTTGCTGCTGGCTGCGTTCTCGAAGAACTTGTCGGCATCCAGTTCGCGCATGCGCTCAATCGACTTGATCTGCGCTTGTGCTTGTTCGATCTGATTGGCCATGTTGTCGAACGAGGTCTGTTCTTCCTTGCTCCAGACCTGATCGCCTTTTTCTGACAGCATGTGGTTTGCGGTTTTTGCGAGTTCGGCAATTTTCTCGCGCAGTGCGGTGATATTGGTCATTTTGACCCTTTCAGAAATGAAAAAACCCGCTCAGTGGCGGGTCTATCGGGGCATCCGGCCCCTGCGGTGTCATGCGCGAGAAGCGCTATGAAATCTGTGCGAGTCGCAGCCGGTTAGCGTTTGCTGCGGACATAAAAAAACCCGCCTGAGCGGGTTCTGGTGGTTCGATTTTTTCTTCTGGTGGATCTGGGTCAGGCTTCGGCGCGTTGGCGAATGCCGACAGGTTCCATGTGTTTTTGGTGGAGCTACGGCTGGTCACGCGGTCAACAAAACCGGCCTCCAATGCTTCGTTGGCCGTGTACCACGTTTCTGCATCCATCAATGCGCGGATTTCGTCAGTTGGCATGGATGTTTTGACGGCGTAATCGTTGACGATGGCGCCTTCTATCTTCTCCATGACATCAGCAGTGTGTCGCAGATCGGCTTTGTCGCCGTAGGCCATACCATGAGCATTGTGGATCATGAAGGCAGCGCCATCAGCCATTTCTACCTCATTGCATGCCAGCGCGATGCTGGTTGCTGCCGACGCGCAAAGGCTGTCGATCTTGGCGATTGTTTTGCCACGAAATGCAGAGATAGCTGCCATGATGGCGCGACCCTCGAACACATCGCCGCCGGGACTATTGAGGTGGATATTCAGCGTTTTGGCATCGCCGGCTTGGTTTATTGCATCAATGACCGATAGGGCAGAAACCCCCCAATCGGCGCTGATCACGTCGTAAATGTAGATGCTCGCGGTATCGCCGGATTTGCTCGCATTCAGCGGGCGCGGCGTGTCAGCCTTGTTGTCGATAATCAGGCGTAGTAGTTTGTTCATGGTGTCGCCCCTCCGGGCTGTGCTTGCTGCTGGCGCGGGTCGAAAATCACGTCGCCGCCGTCTACCGGCTTCAATCCTTTGCTGCGGCGTACCTCGTTGACAGTCATCCAGCCTTGGCCGGTACCGGGCCCGCCCAGTGCGGCCCGGTTGTATTCGGCCTGCGCCTTGCTGTCGCCTTCAATCAGAGCGTCACGGTCAAACTGCAGGAACTTGCCGGTATCACGCGGGAATAGCTTACGGTTCAGCTCTTGCTCGATGCGTACAAGATGCGGCTGCAGGGTGTAGGTAACAAAGCCACGCGACATGGATTCAATCCCGCTGCCCCAGCTTGTGGATGCCGATGTCTCGCCAATCATGTGCGGCGGAACGCCGAATGCGCGGGCGATATCGATTACCTGGAACTTGCGGGCCTCAAGCAGTTGCGAATCTTCTGCGCTCAAGCTCAGTTCTTTGGCGGTGATGCCTTCGGTCAACACCAGCGGCAGTCGGTGGAAGTTTTCCGACCCTGCATATTTTTTGGCAAATGATGCCTGCAGCTTTTCGATCTGCTCCGCGTTCATTTTCTGCGGCGCGTTCAGCACGATAGATGGATGTGCGCCATTGGCGAAAAACTTGCCGCTGTAGTCATCCATAGCCAGCGCGTTGCCGGTGGCGTTTTTCGCTGCGTGTTGAATCACGCTCATGGACTTCATGCCATCGAAACCGAAGCCGGGGAAGTGCAAAACTTCGGACGGCTCCAGCCACGTGTTGATACCGAATTCAGGCAGGCTGATGTAATAGCGAACGCTGCCATCACTCTGCCGCACCGGGCTGACACATCCCCATGGCAATGGCAACAGCTCTTTTATGCTGCCGTTCATGGCGCGACGAATCCACGTGTAGGCATCGCCGCGCAGAAGCTGCGCCATGCTGACGCCTTCCCAATGTGATGCGGCGGTGAATTGCGCTGACGGCTGTTCGTTGAGCTTGTACCAGAGATCGTCACGCGGCAGACGGGCCTTGATATCGCCGTCGTTCAGGTATGCGTGAATGGGCAGGGTTGCGATGGCGCCAGCTATTTTTTGCACGCAGGCAAATACTGCTGCCACGCGCATGGCAGATGCTGGGGTTACCGATTGGCCGGCAGAAGATGCTACGACGCCAAACGATTCCATGACGGCATCGCTATAGGAGACATTTTCCGGGCGCACCTCTCCCTTGCCGACTGAGAACAGTTCGGCAAATTTAGAAAAGATGCTCATCAGAGGTCTACGAAGCCTTGTGTAATTTCGCCCGTTTCCGGGTTGAGTGACATCAGCGTGACGGCGTTGAATAGCGCCATCAGCGGGTCAATTTTTGCTGATCCTGCTGCCTGCTTGGTGATGATGACGGCGTTGCCGCGTGGCTCTACCTTGGCATTGCCAACGCACCAGTTCATCAACGGCTGTCCGCCGTGAACCATGATGCCTTCGGCCAGCTTGCGTTCTGCGGTTTTAATGGCGCCGGTCATTTTCCAGCCCTGCGAAATGCCGATTACCTTGTCTTCCGGTATTCCCGCCTCGCTCAACGCTTCCAGAATCGCGCCGATGCCAGACGGGTCAACACCTACTTTGTCGAGCAGGCCAGACTCGTAGACGGTCGACACAATGTCAGCCACGTCGGCAACGTCTTCGCCGATGTTTCTTACTAAAGTCAGGTCGCCGTCTTTAGCGAAGTCATGGAAGCGGGAAGCCTCTTGTTTTCTGCGCTCCAGAACCGATGGATGCGCCCATGCGTGTGTCCATGCCAACCATTGCCTGGTATCGCGGTCTCTGCCGACCGCAGCCAGGCCAAGCAAGTCATCCAGGCCGCCGCCGTCGATGCCAATGGCGATAACTTCGGAGCGTTCGATAAGCTGATCCAGCGTTAGTCCAGCTACTACGCCTTGTGATTCCCAGAAATCAGCGCCAGCCCAGCGGTCACTGTGAAGCGCCAGCCCGATTTCGATATTCAAATGCTGTGACGCCCAGCGCCGCAGCTCACCTTC